GAGGTATTCTTGCTGCTAACCGAATTGGTAAAACAGTTTCTACCTGTTATGAAACTGCTATGCATTTAACAGGTCTGTATCCAGACTGGTGGACTGGACACAAATTCAATCATCCTATTACAGCAATGGTAGCTGGCGAAGGCTGGAGCCAGGTAGCAATGGTTTTACAAAATGAATTGTTAGGCACACAGGATGTCAAGATAACAGAACAATTAGGCACAGGTGCTATTCCTAAGTCGGCTATCATAACTGAAACTATGCGTAATGATGGTGCCAACTGTATGGGTGTAGAAATACGTCACACATCGGGTCAGAAAAGTTATCTGCTGTTTGCCAACTATACACAAGAAGTTCGACAGATGCAGGGTTTTAAATTAAACTTGGCTGTGTTTGATGAACAACCACCAGATGATTTCTTTAGTGAAATAGTAACACGAACTGCAACTACACAAGGTATTGTTATGTGTAGTTTTACACCGCTTAAAGGCCTCAATGGCTTGGTCAGTAAGTTTTGGAATCGAGAATCCGGATATGACTTTATACGTGTGGCCTGGTCCGATGTGCCAGAATATGATCCCTGGGGCGAACCTTTCCTATTGATGGAAACACGCAGACAATTAGAACGTGACTACTTGCCACACGAACGTGAAGCACGTATTGCAGGTAAGCCTGTAATGGGTAAAGGTGCTGTATTCCAATTGGCTGAATGGCCTTTATATCGCACAGCAGATTATAACTTTAAAGAAATGCCTAACATACAGCGTGTTATTGCATTAGACTTGGGTTTAGTAAATGATAGAACTGTGATCACATTAATGTATTGGGATCCTTATGAAAGCCGAGCTTATCTACATCGCCAGATCTGTGTGCAGGGCATTGAAGAAGCTGTGCCTACACAGTATATCAACCATTTATTAAGACCCGAAGTATTTGGCACACCTATAGTATTACCATCAGATGCTTCTACACCGGGTCGTTATACAATGAGTTCAACCAGCATAAGAGAACTGTTTGAAAACTATGAACTTAATGTATATGAAAAGGCCATAATGAATCCTCCCGACAGTCAAGGTCGTGTGACCAATCATAAAAGTTATGGCATAAACCAAATGCGTCAGATGTTGGAATTTTCTACTTTAATGGTCAATGAAAACTGTGTGGATTTTCTACGTGAAGCACAGAACTATTATGTAGATGAACAGGGTCGTTTTAGTGATCCTGATGACTGTATAGATTCTGCACGTTATGCCCTATTGGCCTGTTTACAGGGCATAGCAGAACCTTGGGACAACCGCACACGCAGACAGCGTATGTTGGCACAGCGTGATCGTTATGTAGCACCTCGTCAACCACATTCCGAGTGGAAGAAAACATTTAATCCAGGATAAAACAATGAGCAAAGGCAGCACAAGAAGACCACAACAGATACCCGCTAAACAATATGATGAAGCTTGGGATAGGATATTCAAACCTAAAAAGCCAACTGAACCTATACCTGCACCTAAGACTAAATAAGTCTATAAGGACAAGCCTCGAATGCTAAACATTAAAAACTCCGTTTTGATGCAACTGAATACCAACAATCCACAGTTGGCACGTTTCGTCAAACTAAAAGGCCAATTGGATACTAAGTGTGCCAGCTACCTACGCTACCTGGGCACTAAAAACGCAGTAAATCGTGCCAGCGATTATCATTATCTATGTTTGGCAGTAACAGATTCTACCGCACCTGTAAATGGCATTGACTATATTCATCCTGTGGTTAAACCCAGTGTAGATTATGTCACTGCGGTTATTGCTAAAGGCCTTGCTCCAGACGGTGAAATCAATTTTGAATTTGTAGCCGACACTGATGATGATTCTGTAGCAGCACATCAAGCTACCAATATGGTCAGCCGTGTTTTAAATGAGGAAAATGATCCACATTTTATATTACAACGTTGGATTATGGATGCTGTGCTGCACAAGAATGGTATGCTAATGGTTTTACCACAGCGTGATACTATTGTGCGTTATGTAGAAACACAAGGCACCTTAGATCAATTACGTGCATTTGAACAACAGGCAGAAGAATCAGGTTTAACTTATCTACGTCAAAATCGTCGTAAAAAATCAGTTGATATGGAACAGGTTCTTAAAGAAACACAACAATTTATGCAGAATCTACCTGAACAACAGAGATCTGCAGAATTACAAAGTCGCATTGATGCATTAGATGCAGGCCAACATCCAGATCAGTCAGAAACTCCCAACATTGAATTAGAATCGGGCGAGGATATGCTACGTGATGCTATCAATCGCAATACCATTTACACAGCCCGATATAAACTAACTGGCTACAGTTTGAATATCAAGTTCCGCAATATTGCACAACATTACTGGATCTGTGATCCTACTGTTCAACAAATGAAGGATCAGGCATTCTGTGGTTTCTATGACCCAATGTCCATACAGGAAGCTGTGCAAATGTATCCACAATTGCAAGACCATATGGAGGAATTCCGGGAACACGCAGAGTATAATCAAAATGGTGCGTATCAAGCCGGCTCGGTCTTAAACAATTTGGCTATCCACGCTCGTGATAGTGTGCCAGTAATGGGCATACCAGTAGAATCCGGAGTTGGTGCGGACCCAGACAGTCGTCAGATCACAATCTTAACAGTATGGGATCGTTATGATATAGACGGCGATGGTGAATTAGAATTAGTAGAAATTGTTTTCTCTGGTCAATACATTATTTCAGCTAAGGAAGTAGAATTTATTCCTGTGGCCAATATGTGTCCTAAACCATTGCCTGGCAACTTCTTTGGTATGAGCATTGCAGAATCTGTTGTGCCTATGCAGGAATATGCCACAGCAGGACACCGTGCAGAAATACAGTTAGGACTACTGACAGCTACTCCACGTTTAGGTGTTAAACCTGACAAAGTAGATTTTGAAATGCTACAAGATGGCGAAGCTGCTATTTTTATCTTAGATGAAAAGTTTGATCCACAGACAGACGTTTATCCAGTGCCACCTCCAGCAGGTAATTTAGGTTTTATGGACTTGGCTATGAATCGTATTCAACAGGATACAATGGCCATTATTGGTATGACACAACCACAGGATGTATTCAATCCTGAAGTTATGGCAGCAGGTAATTCCGGTGAAAAATTAGCAATGGCTTTAGGTCCTAATCAGATCATACAAGACAATGCTGTTCGTAATGCAGCCGATGGATTAAAAGAAGCCATTTGGTTAGTCTGGAGAACTTTGATTCAATACGGTGATGACTATGGTGTTAAAAAATTGGCCAGTATGTTCCATCCAGATCGCAAACCTGTGTTCTTAGACTATCAAGCCTGGGATGATATGAATTTCTGTGAACGTAAACTAATGCACATTGACTTGGCTTTAGGAATGATGTCGGAAGAAAATCGTATTCAAAGACAACGCATAATTACACAATGCCAAACACAGCTTTATCAAACAGTAGAAGCTATGGTTGTAGCAGGAACTTTAACTCCAGAAATGTATCGTAAAATTAAAAAGCCTTATGCAGATACATTATATGTGTTAGGTGTAAAAGATTCCAATACTTATTTGCCCACCGATGATGAAGTTGTAAAAATGATTCAACAGGGACAGGCAGCAGCAAAGAATAAACAGCCTACTCCACAAGAGCAAAGTCAAATTGCCAAGGCTCGATTGGATAGTGCCCGAGCAGAAGAAATCACTGCCTCAATGACAGGTCAAACTGCACAGAGTCAGTTAGAGTATATGAATGTAGCTGCCGGACATAGTGCAGCAGGAATAGCCAAGTAATGATCAGTCGTGAAGCCATAGATGCGTTTAATAACAGGATTACTCTTAATCCTAACAGTATAAAAGATTTAACTGTAGCACAGCAGGACCAGGTTAAGACCCAGGGTAGCCAAGCTGAAGCACTGTTAAAGAATCGCGATTTGGCCTATTACATACACGCAGTTAAGTTTGATATATTAGATCAGTTGAGTGGTATTCAGGGAC